CCAATTTAATCCACCTGTAGAAATGATGGAAGAAGGAAGATTTGAAAAGATGGAAAAAACCATTGATGTGTGGTATGAAGGAGTAATGGTTATGGGTACAAATATTCTTTTAAAGTGGGAACTTGCAGAAAATATGGTAAGACCTAAATCAGCTCAACAACATGCATTACCAAACTATGTAGCAGTTGCACCAAGAATGTACAAAGGTGTTATTGAGTCTTTAACTAGACGTATGATTCCTTTTGCAGATTTAATACAAATAACACATTTAAAACTACAACAAGTAATTTCAAGAGTTGTTCCTGATGGGGTTTATATTGATGCTGATGGATTGAATGAAGTAGACCTAGGTACAGGAAATGCTTATAATCCAGAAGATGCTTTGAGATTATATTTTCAAACAGGTTCTGTTATTGGTAGAAGCTATACACAAGATGGAGATTACAACCAAGGTAAAGTACCAATAAAAGAATTACAATCTAGTTCAGGTTCTAGTAAAACACAAATGCTTATTGCTAATTATAATCATTATTTAGGAATGATTAGACAAGTCACAGGATTAAATGAAGCTAGAGATGCTTCTTCACCTGATCCTAATTCTTTAGTTGGTTTACAAAAACTTGCAGCTTTAAATTCTAATGTTGCAACTAGACATATACTTGAAGGTTCGTTATATATATATAGAACTTTAGCAGAAGCTATAACTTATAGGGTGGCAGATATATTACAATATGCAGATTTTAAAGATGATTTTGCTAATGCTATAGGTAAATACAACGTGAGTATACTTAATGATATTAAAGACTTGTATATTTATGACTTTGGTATTTTTATTGAAGTAGCTCCAGATGAAGAACAAAGAGCTCAATTAGAAGCTAACATACAAATGGCTTTATCTAAGGGTGACATTAATTTAGAAGATGCTATTGATATTCGAGAAATAAAAAATATCAAACTTGCTAATCAATTACTTAAAGTAAAACGTAAAGCATTACAAGAGCAGCAACAACAACAAGTTATGCAAGCTCAAGCTATGCAGGCTCAACAAGCTTTAAAGTCTCAAGAAATAAAGTCTCAAATGGAAATGCAAAAGCAACAAGCTGAGATGCAAGGTAAGATGCAATTAAAACAAGCTGAGATAGCTTTTGAGATTGAAAAGCAAAATAATGAGGCTATGCTTAAAAGTAAATTAATGCAAGAAGAGTTTAATTATAATATACAACTAAGAAATATATCGGAACAATCATTAGCTCAAAGAGAGGTACAAAGAGAAGGAGCAAAAGCTAATAGAATTAGTCAAGCTAATACTGAACAATCAAAACTAATACAACAAAGAAAAAATAATTTACCACCAGTAAATTTTGAATCAAATGAGGATAGTCTAGATGGATTTGACTTGGCTGAATTCAATCCTAGATAATGTCTAAAATCGGTATTATTTTTTTCTTATATTTGTAATAATTAAATTTAATCATATGGAATTCAAAGTAAAAGAAGTAACAGTAGGGGAAGAAAAATCTACACAACAGGTAGAACAAGAGCTTTTAGACAAGCATGAAGAAGGTCTTCAAGAAGACCAACCTAAAGCTGAAGAGCCAAAAGCTGAAGAACCTGCTGAATTAAACGAGAAAGACGTTCTTTCATATATTGGTAAAAGATATAATAAAGAAATTAATTCATTTGATGAATTAATGAGTGAGAGAGAAACTCAGGAAGAATTACCTGAAGATGTCGCTGCTTACTTTAAATATAAAAAAGATACAGGGAGAGGAATCAAAGACTATGTAGAATTACAAAAAGATTTTGATGATACCAATCCTGATTCTTTACTTAGAGATTATTTACGTGTTACGGAAGATGGTCTTGATGAAGAGGATATAGAAACCTTAATGGATGACTATTCTTTTGATGAAGACTTAGATGATGAGGGTGACATAAAGAAAATTAAGTTAAAGAAGAAAAAAGCTATTGCTAAGGCAAAAGATTACTTTAAAGAAATGCAAGAGAAGTATAAGCAACCACTTGAGTCAAGGGGAATGCAGACTTCAAATGTCTCTGATGAAGAAATGGAAGGCTATAAGCAATACATTGCAGATGCGAAGTCTCATGAAGAAGAGACTACTAGAAAGAAAGAGTTTTACGACTCAAAGACGTTAGAAGTATTTACACCTGAATTCAAAGGTTTTGAGTTTAATATAGGTGAAGAAACAATAACATTTTCTCCAGGTAGTTTAGAAGATTTAAAAAAAAATGCATTAAATCCAGGTGGTTGGGCAACCAAGTATTTAGATGATAGTGGTCTTTTAAAAGATTCTAAAGGTTTTCATAGGAGTGTAGCAATTGCACAGAATCCTGAAAAGTTTGCTAAGTTTTTTTACGAACAAGGTAAAGCTAATGCCACAGAAGACGTAATGCGTAAGACAAAAAATATAAATATGTCAGAACGCAGAACACCTGAAGTGACAAGCAAGGGAGGAACACAATTTAAGTCTTTAAGCACAGATAGTGGTAGAGGACTTAAAATTAAGAGTATAAAAAGAAAATAATTAATTTAAAAAAATAAAAATTATGGCAGGATCAGTCCAAGCTACGCCAGGTTTTGATTTGCAACCAAGTTCGCATCAAACACCTTTAGCGTCAAATTATATTACTGACTTCAACTTTTTGAATCAGTATTTACCAGATACTTACGAAAAAGAATTCGAAAGATATGGTAACAGAACAATCTCCTCATTCATTAGAATGGTAGGAGCAGAAATGCCTTCTAACTCAGACCTTATTAAATGGGCAGAGCAAGGAAGATTACACACCAAGTACGTTGATTGTGGTACTGCAGCAGTAGTAGCAGGTGGAGAAGCAGTTTTCCAAGTAAATGACGTTCTTAACCCTGCAGGTTCAACTGTACAACCAGGTTCTGGTGCAACAGTTCAAATTGCAATTAGAGTTGGTCAAACAGTTGTTGTTGTAAACAATGATGGATCAGGTGAGTTCAAAGCTATTGTTATAGCAGTTGACCTTGCAAACAACCAATTCACTGTTGCATTCTACGATGCAGGTGGTTATACAGGTGGTTCAGGATTAGGAAATGCTGATGCAAGTGTTTTCATCTATGGTTCTGAATTTAAGAAAGGAACAAACGGAATGCAAGGTTCATTAGAATCTGACGATTTCATTTTCGAAAACTCTCCAATTATCATCAAAGATAAGTATGCAGTATCAGGTTCTGATATGGCTCAAATCGGATGGATTGAGGTTACTACTGAAAACGGAGCTTCAGGTTACTTATGGTACTTAAAGTCTGAACACGAAACTCGTTTACGTTATGATGACTATTTAGAAACTGCAATGATTGAAGCAGTTCCTGCTGAAGCAGGTTCTGGTGTTGCTACACAAGTTACTTCTGACCAAGTTGGAAACAAAGGTTCTGAAGGTGTATTCTATGTAGTGCAACAAAGAGGAAATGTATGGGCAGGTGGAAATCCTAATGCTTTAGCAGATTTTGATGCAATCATTTCACGTTTAGATAAGCAAGGTTCTATTGAAGAGAATGTAATTTTCTTGAACAGAGACTTTGGATTTGACATCGATGATATGTTAGCAGCTCAAAACTCTTATGGAGCAGGTGGAACTTCTTATGGTCTTTTTGACAATGATGAGGAGATGGCACTTAACTTAGGATTTACAGGATTCCGTAGAGGTTATGACTTTTACAAGTCTGACTGGAAATACTTAAACGACCCAACAATGCGTGGTGGAGTTGATGGTACAGGAAGCATCAATGGATTGTTAGTGCCTGCAGGTTCTACAACTGTTTATGATCAAATTCTTGGAAAGAACGCTAAGAGACCATTCTTACATGTTCGATACAGAGCTTCTGAAACTGAAGACAGACGTTACAAAACTTGGATTACTGGTTCTGCTGGTGGTGCAAGAACATCTGACTTAGATGCGATGGAAGTAAACTTCTTGAGTGAAAGAGCAGTTTGTACTTTAGGTGCAAATAACTTCTTCATCTTCCAAGATTAAGAATACCAACAAGTGAAAGGGGGTCTCTTTAAAGAGACTCCTTTTTTATAAATTAAATTAAATTATATCAAATGAAAACTACAGTACAGAGAGTAGACAAAGTCTACAAATTAACAAGAAATGCAGCACCTTTATCTTTCATGCTTGCAACTAGACACACTAGAAGATTCCCATTACTTTGGGTTGACCCTGAAACAGGAATAAACAGAGAATTACGTTATGCTAGAAATCAATCATCTCCATTTGTAGATGAACAAGATGATAATGCAATTATAGAGCCTGTTATTTTTGAAGATGGATTTTTAAGAGTTACTAAAAATAATCAAGTTTTACAAAAATTCTTAGATGTTCACCCCCACAATGGTGTTAAGTTTAAAGAATTAGATAATGCAAAAGATGCTCAACAAGTTGTAGAAAACATTAACATAGAGCTTGACGCAATGATAGAAGCTCGTTCTTTATCTATATCACAATTAGAAACTTTAACAAGAGTGTTGTTTCAAAAAGACCCATCTAGAATTAGTACGGATGAAATGAAGAGAGACATCTTGGTTTATGCTAAGAGAGAACCTGAAGATTTTATGTCGGTTATAAACGACCCTGTATTAAAGTTACAAGCAACTGTACATAAGTTGTTTGAACAAGGTCTTATTAAATATAGAAATAAAAATAAAGAAGTGTGGTTTTCTACCAAAACTAACAAAACACGACTATGTGTAATACCTTTTGGAGAAGACCCAATTTATATAGTGTCATCATATTTCCAATCTGACGATGGAATTGAGGCATTAAAAGTATTAGAGAACTTAATGGAGTAATTAGTTAATAATAATTTTTTTTGTGATTTATTAAGTAGGGGGGTCTTTTTTAAGACCTCTTTTTTTTTTGATTATCTTTGTGTAAATAATAGTTAGGATGATAAACGATATTAGAAATACAGTTTTAGCCGTATTGAACAAAAATAATTACGGCTACATCTCTCCACAAGATTTTAATCTATATGCACAACAAGCTCAAATGGATTTATTTGAGGATTATTTTTATGCATATAACTATCAGGTTAATAAAGAAAACCAAAGAACTTCTGGAACAGGATATGCTGATATAAAAAAAGGTTATGTAGAAGTTATAGATTTCTTTTCTGTAACTACGCCATTAACACCAATAGCACCAAATTATACACAGTATAATTTACCTTCATTAGCTACGACAGGTTCAGATTATTACTTAATTAACAAGATAATTATTAATAATACTTTAGTAGCTTCTGGAACTACAACAGGAAATGTTGGTGGGCAAAATAAAATAATAGATTCAAATGCAAACTTTACATCATCAGGTGTTCAGGTTGGAGATATTGTTTTTGTAGTCATAGCTTCAGTTCCTACTTATGTTACTGTAACGAGTGTTGATAGTAGTATACAACTAACTATTGAACCTAATGTTATAAATACGTTTCCATTAGCTTATCAAATATACAAAGGAAGCACCATCAAGGAAGTTGAAAGGGTGGAGCAAAGTAAAATTACTTTATTAAATATGTCTCCTTTAACTGCACCATCTTTGATGTTTCCTGCTTACACAACCGAAGGAAATGTTGCTACATTATATCCAACACCTGCATTAGGAACAGTTGTGACGAGTCAATATATACGCTATCCTAAAGTTCCTAAGTGGACTTATGTGGATTTAGGTAATGATAATGAACCAGTCTTTGACCAATCACAACCTGATTATCAAGACTTTGAATTGTTTCCAGATGATGCTACGGATTTAACAATGAAAATTTTACAGTATGCAGGAGTATCAATACGTGAAGCATCAGTTGTACAATACGCAGGAGCAAAAGAAGCTTCTGAAATTAATAGCGAAAAATAATTATGTCATACATTAGTCAATACCAATATTACGAGAATGGGGGAAATGCTCCAGAAGATGCTAATTGGGGATCATACCAATATGTATCATTGCAAGATATAGTTGTAAACTATCAATTAATGTATTCAGGTAATCATTCTTTGATAAATAATGAAGAAAGATACAAGATACTTTTTCATGCAAAGAGAGCTATTCAAGAATTGAACTATGATGCATTTAAAGAAATAAAGGTTTTACAACTTACTGTTTCAGAAGAACTTAGATTTATATTACCTTCAGATTATGTAAATTGGGTTAGAATATCTTACTATAAAGATGGTGTTATTAGACCAATGGTAGAAAACATTCAAGTAAATTCAGCTAGAGCTTATTTACAAGCCAATGATGCTAGAATACTTTTTGACCAAGATGGAAATGCTATACAACCTCAATACTCACCTTTGGATTTTGCTAGAATTACAGGTCAACAACCAAGTATTTATTTAAATAGTTTAAGTCCATATAATGGATTTTTAGGATATGAATATGAAGGATGTTGGTACTTTGACTTTGCAGTTGGTGCTAGGTTTGGTCTTAACACAGAAACTGCAAATGCTAATCCTACTTTTAGAATTGATAAAAAATCAGGAGTAATTAACTTTGATTCTACAATGGCTAATGAAAGTTGTATTTTAGAATATGTTTCTGATGGTATGGAAGGTGGTGATGATACTCAGATAACTGTAAATAAATTATTTGAAGAATATGTTTATGCATATATTAGCTATCAAATATTAGGTAGTAAATTAGGAGTTCAGGAGTACATAGTTAATAGAGCAAGAAAATCTAAATCAGCACTTCTAAGGAACGCAAAAATAAGATTAAGCAATATACACCCAGGAAGATTATTAATGAATCTGAGAGGTAGAGACAAGTGGATAAAATAATATGGCTAAACTTTCAAGAAACTTTGTAGCAGGTAAAATGAATAAGTCCGTTGACGAAAGACTCGTTCCAAACGGACAATATATTGACGCAGTAAATGTTAGGTTAGGATCATCTGAATCAACCGAGATTGGAGCAGTAGAAAATTCTAAAGGAAATACTAAGCTTACGAACTTATCATACGAAGGAGTTCTTTTAAGTAACCAAGCAAAGTGTATTGGTGCTGTAGACGATGGTGCTAATGATACTTTGTATTGGTTTGTAACTGACCCTGCGTTTGGTTCTACAAGTCCTTCAGGAAAGTTAGACTTAATTGTCTCGTTTAATGTAGTAACAAGCATTTTATCCTATTTAGTAATAAGTGTTTCGGATGGAGGTACATCATCACAAACAGTATTAAACTTTGATGATAAACATTTAATAACTGGAATTAATGTTATTGATGGATTATTATTTTGGACTGATGATTACAATCCTCCAAGGTTTATTAATATACTAAGAAGTTACCCAGACCCTTTAGGAAGTCCTTTGGTTGATGGTGGAGGTAATGCAAGCCTTTTAAGAGAGTCTTTGTTAGTTATCAAAAAACCACCTGCTAAAGCTCCAGAAATAGAGTTAACAGTTACTAGTGGTGGACAAGAAAATTTTTTAGAAGAAAGGTTTATATCTTTTGCTTACAGATATGAATACCAAGATGATGAATATTCTGCCGTTTCACAATTTACAGATGCAGCTTTTCAGCCTAAAGCTTTTGATTTTAGTGCAGAATCTTTTTTAAATGAAGGTGCTATTAATAGGTTTAATACTGCCGTTATAACATATAATTCAGGAGGACCTTTAGTTACTGCAATTGATTTACTTTTTAAAGACAGTGATGGTACTTTTATAAAAGTAATTGAAAAATTAAAAAAATCTGAATTAGGTTTAGCAGATAATACCGAATATACTTTTAATTTTAGAAATAGTAAAATATTTACCATACTCCCAGACTCAGAACTGCTTAGATTATATGACAATGTTCCTTTATTAGCTAAAGCTCAAACAATTATGGGTAACAGACTAATGTATGGTAACTATATAGAGAATTATAATTTAGTTGATAAAAACAATTCCCCTGTACGATTTGAGTATGTTACTGAATTAATAAGCGAGAATATAGGTCTTACTGAAATAGAGGATAATTTTATTCCTATTACATACAGTATTGATGGTTCGGTAGTTATTTCAGATTCAATGTTACTAATTGAATTAGATGTAGATTTAAAAGCAGGTGGTCTTTTAAGTATTGACGCAACTATTGAACATAGTGCTTTTAGTGGAAATACTCCAACTGAAACAAGTGGTTCATTAGAAGTTCAATTCAGTTATGTGTTGCCTCAAGATTTTAATAATGCATACGAATTAGCTAGTAGTTTAGATTTTCAAGAAAAGATAGGTATAGCTAGCAATATAAA